CCAGTTGTAAGATCTTCAAGACTTAACCTAACATCCGTAGTAAATCTTTCCTTGATGTCAGCGCGAAGTGGTCGATTCCATACCCTAGGGTTTGGTGTCCACCATAACGTGTCTAGTCTGTCTGGTTCTGCAACAAAGCTGCTTATAAAATCAGCGAAAATACGGATATCAAGGTCCTTAAGGACTAATTTATATCTATCTCTTGCCGCAATGGTCACTTCTTCTCTAACAATAGGGTTGAGGTAATCTTTATAATTATCGTAATATGATATTTTATAACAATCAATATGTTCCTTGCAATAAAGGTCGTACCTTCCAAGCTTGACTACTGATCTGACTGGGCAGGGCACGAAAGTGTACTTGGTCCCGTCATGAATCAGGAACATGCTACAGAACATCATACTTTTTTCAAAATTTTCGATTTTTGAAGTTAGGTTGAACACCTTGGCCATCATATCCGTGTTGTCAGGTATTATAACATCTGACGGGAATATGGCCAGTGCGTCATCCCCACCAAACATACCGCCTATAGCTAGTTCATATGGAAAACAATAGCCTAAAGCGAGCATGGTGGTGAGTGTATTTCCCAGAAATGTGAAAATGTCACCACTTCTGCGTTGAAAGTGAGTTATGATCCTTAAACCCAACTCATAGAAAATTAGAATGTTAGTTTGATGAACATCGAACCACAATTGTCTAGTCCAATCTGGCATTCCAAATCTCTTTAAGATTTCCAAATTGGCAGAAAGAGTCAGCTCTTCCTGTGATTTGTCAAACTTGGATATGTCCACTTCATGCGTTCTGACTTTCGTTTGGTTCTTCATCAGCCTATTGGCATGAGCGCTTAACTCCTCCTTCGTTACATCCTTGTTGATCAACCACTTGTCCTTTAGTGAGTAGGTCAGCATGCGGGCGAAAGTTCCGAAATCTGGGGCGAATAGTGCGGTGCCAAGTTGTTGCATGACTGTCAATGTTTGGCCTGCAGGAATTTCTGTATTAGGGTTCCTGGCGACGTTGACTTTATACTTGCCCTTTATTGAAGTCGCGTACTTCCATAGGGCTGTTATCATCTGTTCCATGCCCTCCATTTGATTGATTTGAATTGTGCTTCTTGTGTGAACCCAGTGCAGAAATTCTTCGTGATTCATGAACGAATACATTTTCTTGGCTTCTATGAATTTGCCCGCGTCTATGAATATTTCAAAGAATCGGTCAACAACCTCTTGTACCACATCTGCTGGTCTGGTTGTCACCAAAACTGGTGGATTCCTGTTCCTCTTATCGATTGTTGCGAAAAGTTGGGCCAAGTTGTTCTTGACATAATGAAACTCGTAAGTTTTGAGTCTGGGCAACAGGTATTCTTCCTTCGATTCCGTAGCCGTGAGGAACTTACCCCACTCGACGTCAAAATCCGGTGGTATGGGCCACCAGGGTTTAGCCATCAATCGTTCGAGAGCAAAGTCGTCAGGTATCATGAAGTATGAATCTAATGTGATCTGTATCCACGGCCATTCAATCATGGGTGCATTTTTGCGGTATTCTGTAGTGTTAGTGGAGAAAAGTTTCACCCACACAGAGAATACAAACTGTATGAATAACCATGTATGAACCATTATTGTATTGATAAAGTTATACTTGTAATCTCGGTGTGCAATGACCTTTTCTTTATACACCAGTTGCAAGTCATCTGTTTCCTTCACTGTGAACACTTTGGGCGTCGTCTGAACTACGACCTTCCTTTTGAGGCTTGGGTCATTTGGTGCTTTTGTAAGCAACTTGGCGACCAGGTCATCTTCAGTAGTGACGGTATAGTAACAAAAATCTTCCCGGTGTCTGGTCATGGCTACAAGGCAGTGTGATTCCCTTGTGTATATCTCATTGCTTTGTGGTACCAATCTCACCAGTGCAACTCTTTTCCTGTCTTGACCTTGAAACTCGTGTGCTGTACCAATTTTGTCTTTGTCCTCTTTGAATGCATTTTGCAGAACTGCCTTCTCATATTGGGTTTGAGTAATAATTTTATCCCACATTGCAATTGGAATTTCACTGACATCTTTGATGATTTTCATCGCCACTGAACCCTTTATGGTGCTTTTGGTATCGATGCTTTTGTAAAAGGATCTCAGGTAAGGAATTATCGACTTTGGACATCTGTAAGTGTAATTGTTAAATTGAGTGTCATTTGGCTTAAGGATATGGTACTCCATGTTAAAGCCTGGTACTCTGTTAATGAACGGTATCTGTTTTGAATCTCCAAATGCGTAAAGCTTGACTGCTCTCACCATATAACATCCAATTAAGACTTCGCCGAAATGCGTCATTAGTGTTTCATCTCCTAGCAACACATCGAACTTTTTGGTGATCTTTCCGGGTCTTGGCACATGACTGTAATTTAGAATCAATCCATCATTGGTTGTGACGTAATCTTTGTCAATTGAAGGTCTGTTTTTGTATTCCTGAGCGCCAACTCGCGTGGTATTGATAATAAGCGCTTTTAGCTTCTGCCACATTTCCACGATCCTTGTGGTTTTTCCAGCGCCTGCAACACCATCCATGAGGTAAATTAGAATCATTTCATAGTCCCAGCTCAATAAACCGTTCAAATCTGACATTAGATTTTCTAGCAACCTTTTGCTTCGAATGAAGTGTAAATCCTCATTGGTTATTACATACTGTCTTGCTGTGTTTGCTTTCAGTCTTCCATTGGCTGCAGGGTAAAAGGTGACGTAATCAAGCCCGTCGAACCCGAACTGGATTTCGGACTCGGGTTTGCCACCCAAC